AGGAAGGTCATTATGCTAAACTACTGAAGAAGTTTCCAGAGTGGGGGAGATACTGAATGACACACGTGGCTCTTGATAGGAAGAAGGCGTTAGCCTTCCTCTCATCGTTCGGTGAGAATGTGGAAGACCTGTTGGTGATGGTAGCGGGTGCTAGGTTGACTGGCACTATAGCATACGACACACACTACCTACGCAGGCACATGCTAGTACCACATGATGATGTCAAGAGCGAGGGCAACCTAGGGATATCCGACCTGAAGAAGGTGGTTCAGTTCTGTAAGAAGGCCAAGGGTGCTAAGGTGGTGTTCACCCAACAGGACATGGGGAAGCAACTGACAGTGAAGTGTGATTCAATGACACTGAAAGTACCCACCATGAGTAGCATCAACAGTTATTCCAAAGTCCCGTTTGTTGAGAAGATTCTGAAGCAGACGGAGAAGAGCATGTTTACCACGTACAAGGACAAGCAGTTAGAGGCTCACGGAACGATAGACATAACCAACCTGAAGTCGGTATCTAGTTTCAAGAACTTCTTCGCATATCCTAACTTCATGATATCATTACACCCAGAGGAGAATGAGTTCTTCCTCAGAGCAGGCAAACAAGGCACTATGCAATTGACAATCGACATTGAATTGACAGATGCAGAAGGCCCGAACCAGAGATTTGAATCCAAGTTCGGGAAGTGGCTGATGGACTGCACATCCCTTCTAGACGATGGGAGTGCCGTTCTGCATATGGGGGAAAACACCTTCTTGTTCATTCAACAAGATGACAGTTTCCTCGTTATTAAGAACGAGGCATGAGGATGATAGTGGATTGGTTTCACCCTGACTTCGACAGGACTGAGTTGCCTCACATATACGAACGCACGAGAGGTGCGGATGGTGTGTTGAAGGAGAGGATAATCACAGCCGAGGATGATGATTACATCAAACCGTTCTGTTGGGTCAGGAAGGACATCAATCCTAGATTGCAGTCAAGGGTATGTGCAGACTTCCAAGGTACTGAGTTCCACTTCGATGAAGAGGCTGAGGGTATTGATGGTGTACCACTCATCAAGATGACAACCACCTCACCAGACAACCTGTGGAACATCAAGGATAGGATAGACACCTATGAGGCTGACCTAGACTACAGAGACCAGTACATCATCAACAGATATCCAGACGGGATACCTGAGTTCATCCCACGCATATGGTACTATGACTTGGAGTGGGATGTCAAAGAGGACTTCACCACGGTCATGGCTGTGGTTGATACCTTTGAAGACCATCCTGTGGTATTCGCATGGAAGGAAGGAGTGGATTACTTCTCGACTGATTGGATAGACAGACATGGTGGTTATGTGTTGCACCTGTATGGGAGCGAGGCAGCGATGCACGAGGGCTTCCTTCAGTACCTAGATGCCTGCAACCCAGACATTCTGGTAGCACATGCGGGGAACTGGGCTGACCTTCCACACTTGACTAGAAGGCTAGAGGACATGAACAGACTAAGCCCTCTGCATTACATGACTCCTCTGAGAGAGGGCGGTCAAGGCTTCTATGATGACACTGCTCAACCTCTGAGGGGTCGTCTAGTGTACGACAGTGCGGCACGTGGTATGACTGGTAGCGGGTTCGAGTCCATCTGGCAGAAGTCAGGAAGGGGACAGATGTCCAGTAGGAAACTAGACTGGGTAGCACAGAGACTGGAACTGGGTGAGAAACTCACTAACAGGATAGAAGGTATGACTGTGCACAATGGTTGGAGAGAGTACTTCGATGAGTTCGTTGACTACTGTCTGGTGGATACCACTCTACTCAGAGACGTTGATGAGAAACTACACGCAATCGACTTTCACCTAGCCATGCAGCAGTTGTGTGGTGTGGCTTTCCCAAGCACCAACAAGGTGACCAGATACTTCAGGGGTCTGATTGCACGAAGGACAGACAAGAAAGCACCATCAGGTAGAGCCAACTCAAGAGAGGAACTACAGGCTGCTTTCATTCCAGACCCCAAGTATGGGAGACACGAGGGTGTTGCTCTCGTAGACTATGCATCTCTCTATCCTAATATCATCCTCAGTGATAACCTGTCATGGGAGACCAAGAGGAGACATGGTGGTGAGGGAATCAAATCAGTGGGTAATGGTACGCACTGGGAGCAAACCAAACAAGGCCTTCTGCCTAGCGTCGTTGTCGAGATGCTGGCTCTGAGGAAGGAGTACAAGAAGAAGATGTACGAAGCGACTGACCCAGATGAGAAACTGGGATATGACATGCTACAGACTGCCACCAAGGTTGCAGTCAACGCCCTCTACGGTATGGTATCCATGCGAAAGATAGGGGGCATGTGGTCTGACCTAGACATTGGAAAGACCATCACCTACCGAGGTAGGGAGAGTATCAAGTTCCTAATGTCAGAGAGTGAGGAGCAGGGCTACAACGCCCTGTATGGACACACAGACTCTGCATTCATACAAGTGCCGTTCGATGAAGCCGAGGCACTGGCAAAGCACCTGACCAAATCTGCACAGGAGAAGTTGGACATGCCGTACCTTGATGTGGAGTTAGAGGCATACTTCGACTACTGGATTAGCACTAGAACCAAGAACAGGTACTTCGGAATCAAGACTTGGCCAGAGTCAGAGAAGGGCAAGATGAAGGTCACAGGCTTCGAGTTGAAAGCAGCCAACGCTGCCCCTATCACCAAGCAAGTACAGGATATCGCATTCAATCTGATAGGCACTGGTGCATCTGAGGATGAGGTCAACTCAGCAATCAGACCCATAGTCAACTCACTGCGTGACGGCACTGTGTCTGTCGAGGACATAGCCACCTTCGGTAGGATAAAGAAAGCATTCCACCAATACACATCAGTAGTTCCCATGGCTGTTAGAGCAGCCAAGTACTACAATGACAACATGCAACCCGACGAGCCTTTCAGACCCGGAGACGGAGCACAGTGGGTATACATATCAAGCACACCTGAGACTCTTCCCAACCAAGTTGAGTTCAGCAAGAGGAAGCCCATGTGGGCAGAGGTGGTTGCATTCAGAGACCCATCCGAGATAGAGGATTTCGATATCGACTACGAGACAATCACAGAGAAGATGATACACAAGAAACTAGAGTCTGTGTACAACACCATGGAATGGAAGTTGGATTCTCTATCAGGTAGTATACCGGAGGAGTGGTGATGAGTAGAATAGAAGATGAAGTATGTAAGAAGATGCAAGGAAGAGCGGCAGTAGGCAAGAAGAAGTACGGTGTGACTATGGAGACTGCACCTTTATCCAGACTAGAGTGGCTCATACACGCACAAGAGGAAGCCATGGACTTGGCTGTGTACTTGCAGAAACTGATAGAACTGGAGGAAGAATGATGATATCGAAATGCAACTGTGGATGGCAAGGACTCACTACCACACACATGGTGAAGGGTGTTCCTATGTGCCCCAACTGTCAAAGACCATTCTCACAATTCAGATGCGAGGGGTGTGGGGAATGAGTAGCACAGCAGACAAAGCCGTCATCGGATTGTGTAGCATAGCGATTCAACACATCATGGATGAGAACTATGACAAGGCACAAGACACTCTGCGTGGGTTAATCATGACGCTAGAAGGGAGGGGAGAACAGTGAGGTACAATCCCAATGAGGACATAAAGGTAGACAGGACTGAGAGGGATGACTATCCCTTTGATGACCTACTTGAGTCCTACAAGAAGAGCACTTACGCATGGCAGCCAGAAGATGAGGACAAGATACTCAGAGTGACCAAGAGCAGTCTAGGCACGTTCGGGTTCTGTGCAAAGCAATACGAGTTCCAGAACATAATGAAACTACCCACCGAGGAGAAGGACCATCACGTTCGTGGGAACAACGTGCACGACTTCACCGAGTACTTCTTTGAGCAGATGTACGAGTACTATGATGATGTGATGGAACTGATAGAACAAGGGGAGATAGAGAAGGCCAGAGACCTGATGCATTCCGTCATCCCCACACCACCTGAACCATATCAGTATGGTGAGCCTGAGCAAATCACCACATGGGTGGATTGGCAATTCAATAGACTGCTAGCCTGTGATGGAGAGAACTGGTTTCCTGCTGGTAATGAGGCAGAGATACACGGAAGCAGGGTGGTAGAGGTGAAGAACGATGATGGTGAGACGGTGAACGTACCCATACACATGCGTGGTTTCATCGACAGGATATTCGAGGATGGAGAAGGGGGCTTCGCTCTGATGGAGTTGAAGACCGGCAAGTGGAAGACTAGGAAGTCATCTGACATGAGGGCTGAGATGCAGTTCTACAAGATGATGCTAGAGAACAGCCCACATGGTGAGTTCCTTCCCATCACACACTGGGGATGGGAGTTCCCCGGTGGGAACATAAACGAGGGTGACGGCAAACACTGGGACTACCAGTCTGTCAATGACAGAAGTGCCAAGAACACCCCAGCAGTAGTGGAGCGAAGGCTGAAGAAGTTAGTCAAGGCCCACTTGGATAAGTCATTCCCCGCAAGTAGAAACGAGTTTAAGTGTGCTTGGTGCGACTTTCTCGACATCTGTCCTGCGTGGACACTGGAGGAGTTAGAATGAACAGAGAAGATAATGAAGAGAGAAGAAATTGCCAGAGAATGCTAGAGAAGGTCTTGACAGGAGTTGTTTCTAGATTAGTACCATACATGAATGTGAACGTCAATATGAAGATGATAGGTAGAGACCACTACACTATCGCAGTAAGCAGACAAACTACACTACACGAGTATGGTGACATAGGAGTGCAACCACCTGAGGGTGAGAAGTATGACTATCTAGACATAGCAATCAGTAAGACTCTATTGAACAATCCTGACATTGGAAGCATTGTCGGTAAGTTGATTGATGATATTGAAGTGAAGATGGAACACCTAAGGCAGAAGGATTAGGATGAGTTTCATCACACTGGACTTCCCAAGAGAAGTTCTTGAATTGAACTCTGATGGCAACAAGGGCTTCAGGAGACTGGTAAAGAACTCCGATGAACTTGAGAGTTATTGGAGAGGAAAGAACGGGAGTGGCAACGTATACTTCACTGCGTATGGATACAGAAGCCTAACCCCACCTCGAAACCACAGAGTCGATTACAACACACCAATCATCAGACACTTCGTGTGTGACTTTGATTGCAAGAACTTCAGGAAGAAAGGTGAGGATGTACCATTTGATGAGATGCAGGAGCAGGTGCGTGCCCTCCACACTCACTTAAAAAGCAACAACAAAATCCACTATATTTGGTTTAGTGGTGGTGGTTTTCATTTTTGGATACCACTTAGCAAAACCCACACACCCTCTACAGGGTACGACGTGGCCATGGTCAAGGAAGCAGGGAGAGTTCTCCTGTCTGACTGGCACAAGAAGTTAGACCTATACTGCAACGACCCTACTGTTGCTTTCGATACTGCTGGTATGATTAGGATACCCAACTCCTACAATAGCAGAAGAGGCTGCTGGACAATACCACTCACATCACATGAGGTGATGACCTGCGACTATGATGACCTCATAGAGATGGCACAGGAATCACGCTCTGGATTCATCAAGCACGGCACTGAGGCTATCAAACTACAAATCAGAAAGAGAGCCAAGAAGTTCAAGGGTAAGGAGTACAAGAACATCGACCTACCTGAGTTGGCCATTGACAATATGATTATCCTACCATGCCTAGCACAGTCAGCGATGGGTGGTGGCAACCCCACACACAAGGCTAGGGTTCACTTCGCATCATATCTAGCAGGTAGATTGAGGTGGTTCTTTCCACCTGATTACCCATCATTAGAGGAGAAGCAGGGCCATGTGAATCAGATTGTCGATATCATAGAGGCACAGGAGTGGGTTGACTTCAATCCCTCAGTGACTAGACATCAAGTCAGGAGCATAGTCATGGGTAGTGGTGGCAATAACGGATATATTCCAGCCACCTGTCGCACGCTAATACACGACGGTATCTGTACTGGTAGATGTAGGTACTATGATGGGACAGCAGAGGATGATTGAATGTACGTGGATAAGAGAAAGTGCTTGGAGTGTGGGGCGAAGATACCCGGTAGGTGGAGTCCTGCATCTAGAAGGAAGCAGTTCACCAATCTATGTCAGTACTGTTTTACACACCCACCAGATGAGCATAGATGTCATGCGATAACGAGGAAGGGCACAAGATGTGCTTTCAGAATAACAGGTGAATCCAAGAAACTCTGCAAGTTGCACGCAAGGAGAGAGAAGAAATGAGAAAGCCTGCTATGATTGTGGACAGCAACGAACGTGGTGTGCTGTGTGATTCAGTGCTACGTAAGGCTGAGAAGGCCGGGTTGTCTGTGATAAGAAAGCCTCTGGTGGTAGGAGACTACCTATTGGGAGAGGCATGCGTCGAAGCCAAGAGCATCAACGACCTCTTCCTATCCAGTCACAGTGGACATCTATGGCGACAACTGGAGAACATGGATATCAACTACCAACGTTTCTTCCTAGTGATACATGGTGGTATAGATAAGTACGTGGCCATGGCCAAGAAGACTGGTAAGAAGGTCACATACACTAGGATACAGAATGAGTTGACTGGTACTATAGCACGCATCATGAGCGACTTCGAGTGTCAGGTGTTCTACACTCCCAACGTGAGTGAGGCTGCTCTGTTCATCACCAAACTCCACAACAAGTTGCACAAGCCTGCATCCAGTCATGGTGCTAGGACGATACGAAGAGTGGCATCAAACGATATCAGAGCCGACATGCTACTGGCAATACCCGGTATAGGCAAGGACATGGCTGATAGGATTCTAGAGGAGTGTGGAAGTATAGAGGAGATGTGCTTCCCTGAATCTCTGAAGAAGATAAAGGGTCTAGGTGAGGTACTGCGTGGCAGGATAGTGCAGGCTCTGACATCCGAGGAGAAGATGGTAGTAGAGAGAAAGGTGAAAAGACGTGTCTAATGTACGACTGTCTTGTATATACATAGTATGTATTAAGTACTGACCCCATGTGAGGTCACTTATGCGTCACTACTCAGAGTATCAGGCAGTGCAGAAGTTCCCCTTGTTCAAGGGATACTTGGAGCACTTCAGGCAGACATCAATGGAGAACGACATACCGGGAATGCTTTCCTTCTTCTTTCTACAGGGGCAGGTTGCTGTACCGTTCGTGAGGATACCTTGGGGTTCGTCACACCTAGACCCACGTGTGCACGTGTTCTGGATTCAACCAAGCAGGTCTGGGAAGTCAGTGTCTTGGGAGTTCATAGGTGACATCTGTAGAGAGGCTGAGATACCTACTGAGATGTACACCACAGGAACTGACGCTGCTCTCATAGGTGGTTGGGAAGAGGAGATTGTAGAGGGGGAGACAGTCAAGCATCTCAAAGAGGGACTGTTAGATGGGCGTAAGGCACTCAACTTCGATGAGGGTTCAATCATACTCAACCCCAATAAGCACAGTCAGGAGACTGTGTTGTATCTACAGTCTGCCTGCAACCCCGTAGGCAGCAACAACAACATACTCGTGAAACACACCAAGGCAGGTAGGATAGAAACCGAGTCTCTGGTGTCGATGTGGATTACCACCTTCCCACCGAAGGGTGTCAAGGAGTACGTTCTGACAAAGGGTATCTTCCAGAGGGTTCTGCTGTACTGGGCAGACTGGGATACGGACAAGAGGATGGGTGTGAGCATGAAGAGAATGGAGATGGCGTTCAAGAAGATACCCAAGTTGTCTGTCGAGCATGATGACATAGTTGACTACTTCAAGGGGCTGACCAAGAGAGTGAGGGACAGGCTACTCAACATCAGTGAGACATCCTTCTCCGACTGGGATACCATGAACAGGTACGACCAAGAGGAACTGCTACAGTCTCACATGCATGAGATGTTCACAGCAGGGGATGACTTCTACGCTGCTGCATATGACTCGATAGAGGACTACTACTCTCTACTAGATGGTCTAGGACCGGGTATCGGTGACGTGGTGGCTTCGTTCATGCCTGCTGTTGAGAACTACACAGTCATCTTCGCAACGCACATGGCCATGCTAGACGAGTCATGGGAAGTGACAGGAGAGCACGTTGACATGGCTAAGGACATTCTATACGACTTGACCAAGAATCTGATTCTATGGTTAGAGGATGAGGTCGAGGTGGGATACAAGAAGACCGAGGTGTCTGAGTACAAGAAGAGATTCGCCATAGCGTATCAGAACACAGATGCCGTGGACTTCGATGATTCCAGAGGAGCAGGATGGCACAGGAAGAACAACGTCATACAGACGTACATGAAACTGAACTCAGTCACTAGAGGCACTGGTTGGAATCACTTTGGTAAGTATGCCAAAGACATGTTCGACACCGTAAAGGAGAACAAGGTAGTGTATCTCCGAATGAAAGAGGGCGCAAACGATGAGTGACATACTTTCTCTAGATATAGAAACCGAGAACTACTCTTGGGACATTGGTGGGTGGAACAACAAGAACCTATTCAAGACAAGTGTCATTGCTACTTGGGATGGTACTGATGGTACTATATTTAGTAATAAGAATATACAATTAGAAAACGTGAATATACTTCCATTACATGCATCAGATATAGGTAATCATATATCTGAACACATAGAGAAAGGTGGTAAACTACTAGGTCATAATATAATTGGTTTCGACCTACCTGTAATTAGAGATTCGTTAGACTGCTGGGCTGCTGGTGATGTAATGTCCAAGAGTTCGGATACAATAATAGATACCAAGAACCTAGTTTCAAAAGCATCTAGGATATTATCAGATAGTATAGTCACATCATTAGATGTACTTACGAAATGCACTTTGAAAGAGGGTAAGATAATGCAGAGTATAGATGCACCTGAGCAATGGGCTTTAGGTAATTATAATCAGGTAGCGGAGTACTGCCTGAAGGATGCACAACTGACATACGAGTTGTACAAGTACGGCACTGAGTATGGTGTAGTGAAGTCACTTTCCTTGGATACAGGAAAAGAGATAGAGATAGAGGTGAATTGGACATGACCGAGAATGACAAGACAAACAACGCACAAGTGATGAATATACGGGCAGCCAAGGCTATTGTCGAGACTGTGCGTACCACCCTAGGACCGATGGGTATGGACAAGATGATGGTAGACGGTGCTGGAAACGTGATAGTGACCAACGATGGTGCTACAATACTACGTGAGTTAGACGTAGCACACCCCGGTGGCAAGATGATGATAGAGATATCAAAGACACAGGAGACCATCTGCTACGACGGTACTACCAGTACCGTGGTGCTAGCAGGTCAACTACTGTCGAACAGTGAGATGCTGTTTGAGAAGGGGCTACACCCCAATGTGATATGCAGAGGATACCGTGAAGCGTGTCAGATGGCGATAGACTACCTGAACAGTGAGGTGTCAATGGACACAGGCAATGACGTTCTACACGACATAGCCAAGACAGCAATCACTGGTAAGACCGTAGAGGCTGCTACTGATATCGTAAGCACCCTCTGTGTGGATGCAGTCATGGCTGCTGGTGATGTGGACAAGGTTAGGGTCGTCAGCCTACCCGGTGGTAGCATCGAGGAATCCTACCTATTCAACGGTGTCATTGTCAGTAAGGACTTCGTTCTAGATTACGACTTGGATGACGAGACCAACATCCTTCTGCTCAACACAGGGCTTGAGGAAGAGAAAAGCAAGGAGAACGTACAGGTTCAATTGAATGCAGCAGACTACTCGCAGTTCCAGAAATCAGGCAGAGACAACCTGCTTGAGCGTGCACAGCACATTGTGATGAAGATGGAAGGCAAGGGAGTGGTGTTCGTCAGGGATGGTGTGCATGACCACGTGTGTGCCTATCTGAGGAAGAACGGCATAGGTGTAGTGAGAAGAGTGCCTGAGAGCGTGATGAAGGCACTGAGAGGATGCTTGGGAATCAGCGTGGCTCAGACACCTGAGGAACTAGAAGCCTCGGCCTTCGTCAAGATATCCAGACAGAAGCACAATGACGTGCAATACATATTCGTGGAGTCTATTGTTGAGAGCGACCAATCCACCCTCGTTCTGAGAGGGGCTACCCAATCCACTCTGGATGAGGTGGAGAGAGGGTTCGATGACGCATTAGGTGTAGTCAGCCTCGTCAAGGAAGACGGAAAGGTGGTTGCAGGTGGCGGCTCATCATTCGTGGCTATGGCCTCGTATCTGAGGAATCACGGTGCTAGTGTGGGTGGAAGGCCTCAGATGGCTATAGAGGCCTTTGCTGACGCTCTAGAGGTTATTCCTGCTACCATAGCGGAGAACGCAGGCCATGACCCATTGGATGTAGTATTAGCAATGAGACACGAGATACAGAACGGCAACCTGTATCATGGTCCTGATGTCACTGATGGTGGTATCACCAACATGAAGGACGCTGGTATATTCGAGCCTACCAAACTAATCAAGCAGGCTGTGCTTAGTGCGACAGAAGTCACTACTGCCCTACTAAGGATAGACGATATCGTTGGTAGGAGACCTGTGGAATAATGGGAAGACTACTAGACAAACTAAACGTCACTTGCCGTGCTTGCGGTCACAAGCACATCCCAAGAAGACTCAATGCTCGTTATCAAGACGGTGAAAAGAGAAGAATCAACCTTTGGCAATGCAAGCAATGTGGTAACTTTTGGCAGGATTCTGCATACAAGAAGACGAAACAATAATCTACTGCCGGTGTAGAATCTACACCATTATGTTGTGGCGATGGTTTGCTCGTAAACTCATGAGTATAATGGGCCACGCATACGTCTGGTTGGACAGGCGTGTGAAGTACTCTGACGATGAGGTCAAAGAGGTTCTTGGATTAGCCATAGACCATGACCTTCAAACATCATCCAGATACGAGTTATGCCAACTCATAGAGAAGGAGTTCAAAGTGCCGAAAGACTCCTTCTGGAAATTGCATAGCACACAGAAGATACGCTTTGCAGCACAGCAGATTCGTGAGATGAAGAAACCTAGTAAGTTCGAGATGGGGTATTGAGATGGAAGGAAAGAGACCAGTATCTACTTGTGCCATGTTCATCAAGTGTCTGAACGAGATATTCGAGGACAGTGATGAGATATGACTGTTGACCAGCGTTTGATAGACAGAGTAGTCAACGACATGGAGATAGAGATACCGTTAGGATTCCCCTTGCTTCTACTGACTACAGCAGGATTGCTCATCTATTTTGTATGGTCTAGTAGGGATAGTGAATGAATGCCATATCCCTGTATGAAGTAAGTCCCAGAGACGGATTACAGGGTCTACCAAGAGCCATTCCCCTGAGGAAGAAAGTCAAACTAATCAAGAAACTGAAGAGTGCAGGTATAGAGTACATAGAGGTAGGTAGTCTAGTACACCCATCCATACTACCAATGAGAGATAGTGGTAAACTGTACAGGAAGACAGGCGGAGACCTGCTAGTTGTGAATGAGAAGGGCTTCGACAGAGCAATAGAACTGGGTCTTGAGAGTGTGAATGTTGTGATAAGCCCCGATGATAATTTCAATAAGTCAAATCAAAAAAATACATATCAAAACATAATGAACATATATCAAAATAAATGCAAAGATATACCAATAAATAGATTGTACATTAGTTGTGCATTTAGTGAGGGTATATCTAGAAAAGCCGTTTTAGACTGTGTAAAGTGGGGAAAAGACATATCAAAATGTATTGTACTATGTGATACAGATAGTAATGCAACTGTCAAAAGCATTGCATCTTTGTGTAGGAAGGCAAGAAGAATTACAGATAATCTGAGCATACATCTACATGTGAATGGGAATAGCACAGAATACATCAAGGCTGCATATGACTCAGGTATAAGACAGTTCGATTGCTCTGTGGGTGGGCTAGGTGGTTGCTTCTCCGTGGATTCAGCACAGGGTAATCTGAGAACGGAGTCTTTGGTATCATGGGCATTGTCCAATGACATACCGATAGAGGAGAACATACACGTGGACAGGCTAACATCAACAGGTGAGTATGCATACAACCTAGCACACTCATACAGTCAAACTAGACTGGAGAAGATAATGGCCAAGATAGGTATCTTGCTTTAAGGGAACATGACACCTCTAGGGTGTTTGTCAGCGAACCAACTGGGTTGTGAGGGTTGGTGTTTTGCATACGAGTTAGGAGGTACATCACCGTATATACCCTGTAAAGTGGCAGGCCAATCCAGTAGGGCCTGTCTGTAAGCAATCAGTTCATTCTTCTCCGTCTCGCTCAAGTCTGCCCAAACGAGGGGCTTGGACTGGAAGAAGTCAACATAGACCTCCAGCATCCAATCCCTAGTGCCTCTGACTTTAGCCATGGCCTCTTCCATCGTTATCGTTATCTCCTCGCCATGCTCTCCTATTGCCATCTAATCACCTCATGTCTCCCTGAATGTAACTGCAACCCTAACAGGACCGACTTGTGTATTAGTGTATCCTGACAGTCCGGTTGCTCTCAAGTTGAATGTGTCACCTGCTGAGAATGAAGTACCTGTTCCACTGAACGATGTGAATGACTTCTGGAACACATTGCCACCCGTCCCACTTGCGTTGTATTGGAAGGTAGTGGTTGATGCCGCTTCGTTCTTGAAGACGGTTATGGTCTGGTTGCTTGAGTTCGTCTCGCTTCCGTTGTTTCCGAATGTCATGTGTATGCCTACCAAAGTGCAGTCTTTCGGTATGGGGAATCCGAAGTCAGAACCTGAAGAGGACCTCGTAGTGTTATGGCAACCATTACCATATGACATGAAGAACCCATTCGCATTACCTGCCGCTGCCGTTGATGAGACGTAGAAATCAGATTCTTCACCGTGTATGACAAACTCACTGACGCTGCTACCACCGCCAGCATTTTCAAACGTGAGTGTGCCGTTACCATCCGTCGTTAGAACCTGATTAGCACTACCATCCGATGTCGGGAACTCGTATGCATTGTTGAACTTGATAGCCCCACCATCTTGAATCTGAAGTAGTGTGTTGTTGTCGTTATCCCTGAAGTAGAAGTCATGTGCGTTGGTGAAAGTCCTGAACTTCATACCTTGACTATCCAATACAATAGCACCGTAGTCTGTGGTGTCATGGTTCTCCAACCTGATGTGCTTGTCCCATGAGTTCTCACTACCCTTGATGTGTAGCAGAGCGGCAGGACTTGTAGTGTTGACTCCAATATCCCCACCTGATGCAACGTGTATTCTAACAGTGTCATTCGATACTATGTTGAAGTTGGAGTCGGTGAATGTCCCTACATTACCTGCATTGTCACCTACCTTGAGACCACCCTGTATCCCCGATGAGCCATCCTCTGCGATGATTCGTGCATCCTCATCCACTACGTGTAGAGTGTAGGAGGGACTTGTAGTGCCGATTCCAACATCCCCACCAGTGGTCATGGTCATAGCAGGAACGTGGTTTGTGCCATCGAGAGAAGTAGCACCTGTTTGAATCTTGAACTTGTCAGAGTCGCTGTTGTCGATGCCCATGGTCCATCTTCTAACTGCTGTCAGCAGGAAGTTGAGGGCAGCGTCACCCGTACCGTCTTGCTCTATCGTTATGTTCGCAGAGCCAGCGCTGCTCTGACTCACAGAGGTACTGTCTGCTTTGACATGCACTAAGGCGACAGGGTTAGTTAGACCAATACCCACTTGACCCTCTGATGTTATTCTCATTCTCTCAGTTGATGCGGTATCGTCATCGATGTCTATAGCGGTGGTGAGGAAAGTAAGTTCTCCTCCTTTGTCTCCTATCCCTTGTGCTTCTGCTGCCAAAGCCACAATCGCTGCTGACGCCTCGGTGGTTCTGCTTGGGACGTTCCCATCCCTCGTATCGAATCCTATTCCACCAATAACGTCACCATCTGCGATTGCTGCATCGTTGTTGACAATCAGGATACCATCATTGAAGTCTGCAACACCATCATCATCGCCTACATTGACTTGCAGTTTATTCATGCTCGCACCGGGGCTTGAGTTGTTGCCGGGTGATGTACCGGGTGAGCCATCATTACCGATGATGAGACCGCCTGTTCCTCCATCCAATCTCATCTGGGGTCGTAGATTTCCACTACCGTCTCTCATTCTCCAAGTCCAATCCAGACTATTCGCTTGTGCATCAACATACATCGACGAACTGTCGCTGGTCATCTTCCACTTACTTGAGCCACCGACTTGGAACACCAATCCCTCATATGAAGTCCCATCACCATTGAGCGTTAGAGCCGCACCAGAAACTGGAGATGCCGTTCCTATACCTACCCTACCATCGCCATCAATGACAAATGGCGTGGAGTCGGCAGTGCTGTCAGTATCCGTGATGTCTACCCTGAATGCCTCTGCCTCGGTATCATCAGCAACGACATGGAGTTTGGAAGTAGGTGCTTCTGTCCCAATACCGACATGGGCATTTCCGTTTGCGGTGATTACGTGGTCTGTATTCCACAGACCCATGGTGAGTATGTTATCTACTGACCCATCACTGGAACTCTTCTTCTTGAAACCGAACCAAGCGGCATCGTTGTTAGAGCCGTGTTGACCTATGACTATGAGATTGGTGTCACCTGAATCTATGTTAGAGGCTATGAATTGTGCGCTATGGACAAAGGTCGCATCACTGGTATTGTTTATCTTTAACGTAGGGGCGTTGTAGACCCCAGTTCCGGTGATTTCTAGTTTACTACCGGGACCCGAAGTGCCTATTCCGATATTACCCTCTGAATTGATACGCATTCTCTCAAGGGATGCAGTATCATCGGCTTGGTTATTCGGTGAAGTGAAGAATGTCAGATGTCCTCCCTTGTCATTATCCGAATGGTCTTGAGAGGCAAAGGCCGCTATACCAGCAGATGCCTCAAGCAGACTACTTGGGTCATTACCATCTACGGAATCGAAACCAATGCCGCCGAGTATGTCGCCGTCGGCAGTTGATGTATCTGCTCTGACAACCATTATCCCGTTGTCAGTATCAGCACCAGTATGATTCACTTGAAATCTGTTCTCAGGTGTAGTAGTGCCTACTCCTAACCGACCTTCGTTCAAGAGAGTCATCTTCGTTGTCCCACCTGATTGGAAGAACATGTCGTCATCAGCATGGAGAGTCAAGTCGTCATCTGCGGCTAACGTGACATCAGTTCCAGTGGTATTGGCATAGAGGAAGGAGTTCGCCGCATCAGGATGCAGGTGCAAGAACGACGCTACTCCCGATACGCCCATGCGAACCTTGTCGAGATTCAACTCGATGCCCTGCGTGGTGGTCGTGAAT